GCACAACCGGGTAATATCCATAAAATATGGACATTTACAGCAGATTATTCACAATTCACAACATATAGAATTACAACAACCATAAACAGTTCTACAAGTGTCACACAAGACTTAGTATTAAAGGGTTGTACAAGTTTATATTCTCAAACAACGCCTACAATAATATCAGGAAGAAGTGATAGCCCTACATTTACTGACAGTGGTTCTACTTCTACTAGCTGGGGTTGTCCACAATCTAATGAAGAAACGATTTATTATAGTTCAGTATCAACAAGTGCAGCAAGTACTTATGCTAGTAATAATACACAATATGATGAACTTTCAGGAACATATTTTAGAGTAAAATCAGTTGTATCATATTGTAACTTTAGCTCAAGTGGAGTTAATGCAGGTATTGTTGGTGCTACTATATACAATAAATTATTAACTGATATTTGTTCAGGTGATAATGAGTTTACTAGACAAAGTGAAAGTGTTACTGCTTTCCCTGATGGTCATTATGCTACGACAAGTGCTGTCGGTGCTGTTTCAAGTGGTGTTGTTACATCAATGTCATAAAAATTATGCAAAATTAACCCCTTAAAAACGTTATACAGATATGAAAAACCCAAAAGAGATGATAAATGAAATTAAAAGTCTTCTAGGCATAGAATTGTCAGAAGCCAAAATCGAAGAACAACCCAAAGAGGTTGTAGAACTAGCACAAATGAAATTAGAAAACGGTGCTATTATAGAGGCTGAATCATTCACTGCAGGTAATGATGTTTTTATTGTAACTGAAGATGAAAAAGTTGCACTGCCTGATGGTACTTATACTCTTGAAGATTCTCAAGTATTAGTAGCTAAAGACGGTGTCATTGTTTCTATTGGTGAAGAAGATAAACCTGAAGAGTCTAAGCCTGAACCTGAAAAAGAAGTTGAAGCAGAAGATGAAGAAAAGGAAGAAAAATTTGCTACTAAAGAAGAATTAGCAGAAGTAAAAAAATTAGTAGAAGAAATTAAAGAAATGATTACAGAGAAGGAAGAAGCGAAAGAAGATTTACAAGAGCAATTATCAGAAGCTGCTGTAAAACCTATTTCACACAAACCTGAAAAAAGTAATGATTTAAAAAAGGTGTTAAATATCACACCACAAAGAAACACTACATTTAGTAGAGTATTAGAGAACTTAAATAAATTTAAAAATAATTAATAATGGCAACAACAACAAGTATTACAACTACGTATGCGGGTGAAAAGGCTGCAGGTTATATCTCTGCTGCTCTATTATCAGGTAGTACACTAGCAAACGATTTAATAACAATAAAACCAAACATTAAATATAAAGAGGTTTTAAAAACAGGTGCAACTTCTGATGATTTAGTAAAAGATGCGACGTGCGATTTCACGGCAACTTCAACTTTGACTTTAGCAGAAAAAGTGCTTCAGCCTGAAGAATTTCAAGTAAATTTACAGGTGTGTAAAAAAGATTTTAGAAGTGATTGGGAAGCTAGTCAAATGGGCATAAGCGTACACGATAACTTACCTTCATCATTTTCTGACTTTTTATTAGCGCACGTAGCAGATAAAGTAGCACAAAGAATTGAAACTAATATCTGGGCAGGTACAAACGGAACTACAGGTCAATTTGATGGGTTCTTTACTACGTTAGGTGCAGACAGTGCAGTGTCAGATATTTCTGGGGCTACTTCAACTGCGGCAAATGTAATTGATGAGATAGGAAAAGTGGTATCAGCTACAAGTGCTAAAGTATATGGCAAAGAAGATTTAATGATTTATGCTTCTTCAAATATTGTAAGAAACTACGTTCGTGCGTTAGGCGGATTTGGTGCAAGTGGACTAGGTGCTGCAGGTACAGGAGCGCAAGGAACACAATGGTATCAAAATGGTGCTTTATCTTATGATGGTATTCCTGTTGTTATGGCAAGAGGGATGGGAGATAACACTATGGTAGTATCACAAAAAAGTAACTTATTCTTTGGAACAGGTCTTTTAGCAGACACAAACGAAGTTAAGGTTATAGATATGGCTGATTTAGATGGTTCTCAAAATGTAAGAGTTGTTTTAAGATTTACAGCAGGTATCCAACACGGATTTGGCGGAGATATAGTTTTATATCACCCAACAGTATAATAATTATTAACATAGAAAAGGTAGGTGGGGTTTTACCTGCTTACCTTTTTTTTTAAAACTTTAACAGATGGCTTGTACATTAACGACTGGAAGAAAAGTACCCTGCAAATCAGGTGTCGGCGGCATTAGAAATGTTTTTTTTGCTGACTTTGGAACTTTAGGGGACATTACATTAACTGTCGGTGAAATTACCGATATGTCAGGTTCTACAGATTGGTTTAAGTATGAATTGAAAGGTGCTAATTCTTTAGAAACAACAATAACAACATCTAGGGAAAATGGTACAACTTTTTATGAAAGTACTTTAAATGTTACTTTACCTTTTTTAGACAGAGCAACACAAGAAGAAATAAAACTTATTGCAGTAGGGAGACCGCATATAGTTGTAGAAGGATACGACGGTAGATATTATATGGTCGGATTGGAAAATGGTGCAGATTTAAGTGGTGGCACGATAGCTACTGGTGCAGCAATGGGTGATTTAAGTGGATTCACAATGACATTCACAGCACAAGAAAAATCACCTCCTAATTTTGTTCAACCAGCAGTAGTCACAAATGAAGTGAATGGCGCACAATTAGAAGTAAACTAAAATTCTTGTATTTGATTTTAATAAAAGGGGTAGCAGAAATGTTACCCTTTTTTTTTAACTACAAATTACGTACATTGTAACGTTATATAAATATGAAGAAATTAACGACAAGTACTTCAGCACAAACTATTAAAATAATTCCTAGAACCTATGCTACCTCAGTAACATTAAATGTTAGAGATGATAGCACAAATACGGAAGTCAACTATACTGTCACACCTACAACTAGTGGTGATTATATGGTTTTAAATCAAATATTTGCATTAAAAGAAGGCAGGTATTATGATTTAGAAGTTAAAGAAGGCACAGCAGTTATTTATAAAGATAAAATATTTTGCACAGATCAAACAATAGCACAAACAACTAACAATTATTATACAGTTAATAGTGGTGAATACACTATTGACGCAAGTTATGATAATGATATAATTATAGTATGAGCGATTTAAGTATAATAAATTTAAGCAATTATAGTTCACCTGAAATAAAAGAAGTAAAGAACAAAAATTGGGTTTTTTACGGAGAAGATAATGACTATTTTAAATACCTAATTGATAGGTATAATGGTAGTCCAACTAATAATGCAATTATTAATGGTATATCAGCAATGGTTTATGGTAAAGGCTTGGATGCTACTGATTCAAATAAAAAGCCTGAAGAATATGCTAAAATGATGACATTATTTAAAAAAGATATTGTTAGAAAATTAGTATATGATTATAAATTATTAGGACAATGCGCCATACAAATTATATATTCTAAAGACAGAAAAAGTATAGCACAAATAGAACATTTACCAATAGAAACTATAAGGGCAGAAAAAGCAAATGATGATGGTGAAATAGAAGGTTATTTTTATTTTGAAGATTGGAGTAATTTAACAAGAAAAGATGAACCTATAAGAATACCTGCATTTGGTACTAGCAAAGAAGCTATTGAATTAATGTATATTAAACCATATAAAGCAGGATATTTTTATTACAGTCCTGTTGATTATCAAGGTGGATTGCAATATGCAGAGTTAGAAGAAGAAATAGCTAATTATCATTTAAATAATATAAAACAAGGATTAGCACCTAGTATGTTAATCAATTTTAACAACGGTACACCTACTGAAGAGCAAAGAACATTAATTGAAAGAAGAATATATCAGAAGTTTTCAGGTAGTTCTAATGCAGGTAAGTTTATATTAGCATTTAATGATAATGCAGACACACAAGCTAGCATAGAACCCATACAATTAAATGATGCACACAATCAGTATCAGTTTTTAAGTGAAGAAAGTAGTAAAAAAATATTAGTAAGCCACAGAATTGTATCTCCTATGTTATTTGGTATAAAAGATCAAACAGGATTAGGTAATAATGCAGATGAATTAAAAACAGCAAGCATATTAACAGATAATACCACTATAAGACCTTTTCAGGATATGTTAATAGATTACTTTGATAAAATATTATCTTATAATAATATTAATTTAAAACTATATTTTAAAACTTTACAACCTTTAGAATTTACAGACCTAACAAATGTTGAAGATGACGAAATAAAAGAAGAAGAAACAGGCGTAAAATCAAAACTATCAGAACACACTTGTTTAAATGATGATTTTGATGATTTAAAAATGGTAGAAAGTATTGAACAGTATGGTGAAGATGAGCAAGAATTAATAAATATGGGTTATGAACTTGTAGATGAAAGACCTGTGGATTATGAGCAAGAAGAAACATTAGATAAAATGATAAATTTAGCTAGTGTACCTAAAAGCAGACCGAGAGGTGAAAGCGATTTAGATGGTAAAACAAAACAAGGGGAAACATTTTTAGTACGTTATCAATATGCACCATTAATTGTAAGTAAAAATAGCAGGGAATTTTGTAGAAAAATGGTAGTTGCTAAAAAAATATATCGTAAAGAAGACTTAAACAAGGATAGTGAAGCAAATAAAGAACTTGCAGCAAAAGGTGAAACCTCGTATAATTTATGGTTACACAAAGGCGGAGCAAATTGTAAGCATTTCTTTTTAAGAAAAACATTTATGTTTAAAGGACAAGGATTTGCGCCAGTATATAAACAAGAGAGAGCAGCAAAAGGCATTAAAGCACCGAATAAAGGTTTTGGCAAAAATGGTGAACCAAAACAAGTAGCACAAAAACCTGCTAATACACCGAATAAAGGATATAAATATAAAAGATAATGGCAACAGCTCTATTTTTAACGAGGACGGATTTAGTAAAAAATACTATAATTGATGCAAATGTAGACACGGATAAATTTATACAATTTGTTAAAATCGCACAAGAAATTCACGTGCGTAATTATTTAGGAACTGATTTGTATAATAAATTACAAAGTGATATTACAGCAGGTTCATTAAGTGGTGCATACCAAACTTTAAAAAACTCATATATAGTGCCTATGTTAATACACTGGTCAAATGTAGAATTTTTACCTTTTGCAGCATATAGTGTAAAAAATGGGGGTGTATTTAAACATAGTTCAGAAAATGCAGAAAGTGTAAACAAAGAAGAAATAGATTTTTTAATAAATAAGGAGAGAGAATTTGCAGAATATTATACGCAAAGATTTATTGATTATATGTCACACAATCAGGCAAGTTTCCCTGAATATAATTCTAATAGTAATGATGACATACACCCTGATAAAGACACAACGTTTCAAGGTTGGGTGCTATGATTAAAAAAATAAAAAAACATAAACCGAAGCTAGATTACGTTATTAAACTAGAAAGGTATTTGAAAAAATATAAAGATGGCAAACAGTAATGATTGGGGTAAGGTTTATTGCTTCACTGAATGGGGTGAAGAATTTAATACAATTAGAGAGTCCATCCGTTCATTTTCAGCACCTAGCTGTTTCACTACAGCAATATCAGGAACACAGGTAGATACACTTGCTTTAACAATAGATGATACAATAAAAATAAATGTAAGTTCAACAAAAATAAAAATAGACCAAACAGTAATTTAAAATAATATGGCTTCAATAGATATAAATATAGGAACATCAGCAGATGCAGGCAACGGAGATAATCTTCGTGCTTTTGCTACTAACGTAGCTGCAATGTTTGCAGAAATTTACGGACTAGGAACTGCGGAAAGTGACCTAGCTACAGGTACAGCATTTAGACCTGCTTTAAGTTTAATTGCAAATCAAGCTGCAAATACAGTAATTGTTCGAGATGCAAATTCAAGTGGAACATTAAGTGCAAAAGCGGTTGCCGATA